CAATATGCAACATCCGCATTGTGCCGTCGGCAGGAGTCGAACCTGCGACCAAGACCTTAGAAGAGTCCTGCTCTATCCTCTGAGCTACGAAGGCATTTAATTAATCGTTTGGGATATCTTCCTCATGCATATTAATTTCTACTAAACCTAACTCTTTGGCCATTTCGTGACCCTCTTTGGACATTTCTATTATTGCTTCAAGATTATCGTTATACGTTACTTTTATTAATCCCGCTTCATACAACTCTATTAATGACCTATCAACATGTTCTTGATGAGCCTTCCATAATTCTGGAGCAACTTCTTTTGCTTTTTCTGTGATCTGGAAAATAAATTCTCCATGTTCATCCATGCCCGCCAACTCGACTGCACCTATCTCTATATACATTGATAGTTTTTCATCATCATCCATGTGATCTCCTTGTGCAACAAGTAGGACTTGAACCTACGATTACCGAATTATGAGTTCGGGGCTTTAACCAACTAAGCTATTGTTGCTTAGTGATCTATTGTATCGTGCCATCTTCATTCTTGTCAATAGTTTCTTCTACTATTTGCTGTACATATTCAGAAAAATGCTTTCTAATATTACCCATAGGCCTATACCCAGCAGACTTCCAAATTCTTTTATATTCAATTACATTAGTAAATGTAGTTGGACACAATACTATTCCATTATACTCTTTTAATACTGTTGGTAGCGGAACGTGCTTTCCACAGCATTTACATTCTTTAGCTTTTTCTTGATAAGTGCTCATATTATTGTCATCCTGTCCATTGCATCTCGTAAGTTCTCTGGCATTCTAGGTGCCCTTATCATATTGTATGATTCGGTCTCTCCGTCATTTTTTGTTCCAAAGTCGTTGTCATAACTCATAGATTCATACGTATGTATATTAATCTCTTCATTTGTATCAAATTTACTTCTACTAATAGAATTGTAAATAGCACCACAAACTGCATCCGCCAAGTCTTTTGAACCTTTTCTTGGGTGGTCAACCCTATCCCTCATTATTTTGAGCTGAAGCAATTCATCTATAAGCAACTGTATGTGTGGCCCCGATAATCTTTCTTCTGCCACGATCATCGCCATGTCATCATAATGTTTTTTAGCGACAGATAGAATCTCTGTATTGATGCCGTATTGTTTTAGTTGTTGCATCATATCGTGAGAGTTCCATCTGTCAAAGGTACATACACGAATTTTAAATCCTCGTGTTTTTAATGAAAGAATATAATCTTTTACTTCAGTAAAGTCTACGGACTTATCTTTTGTTGGTGTCCAGAATCTTACTGCATCTATTTCTACAATAGGTGCTGGTTGTGAATATGTATCAGTAACTTTAATGTTAACCCATTTGTTTACGTGACCCATTGCTACTGCACAATGGTCATGCTTTTGAGCTAAGTCTACGTGTAAGAAATATTCTTTATCTGGATCTGGAATAAACCAGTCTTCAAGTCTACCAAAATTATCTACTGCAAGGTGCCCTTTATTAAAAGCCTTTTCAACTTTTTCTCTTGACTTAAAGAATGCATCAACAGCATCAGGTGGCATACATGCAAATCTAGATAGTGCATCTAGTGGGTTTGTAAAGAATGCTACTTTAAAATCATCAATTTTTCTAACTGGATTAACTTCCCATGTTGGTCTTTTAAGGGCATATACTCGTGGAATCTTATATGAAATTATATGATCCTCTTCCCACTCTACACTGAATTCATTTCCCTGTGTATCATCTGGTAGGTCTTCATCCATTTTAAACTTATGATCACGAATTATAGTTTCTTTTTCTGCCACCACCGCATTATATCTTTGCTGTATATAATCATTTTTATATCTAGGAAATGACAATAGAATTACTTTTCCGAAGTCTGGAAAACGGGAATCTACTGATGCACGATACATATCATATATAGCAGCACCTGTCTTTGCCTGCTCATGCCCTGTTGTATTGTCAATTGCAAATCCTGAAATTTCATCAAGGATAACTACAATTACGTTATAGCCTTCCCATGCTTCACGCTCTGAGTGACCTGAGTGTACTGTAATAGCTTTATCAAATTTAACTTCTGAAGCCTTGTCATTATACTTACCAGCAAACCAAGGGGACTTATCTATACGAGTCTTAAACCCTTTAAAGAATACGTTGCTTGCCTGTTGAGAGTTAATAGCAATGTTAATAATATCAATGCTGTCCCCTGGAGGCTTTCCATAATACGTAGCTGGATCTTTAAGGCATAATAGTAAATATACTATATATGAAACCGCAATTGTTGAGCAGTAATCTTTTCCCGATCCTTTTCCTAGCTGAGCAACTACTTCATTTGCAGTTTGCTTAAATCTTAATCTTCCTTCTTCTTCTCCAAAAAGCTTGATAAGCGTTGACTCTTTATAGATCTGTGAACTTTTTTCGATAAGCGTGTACTGATAGTCGGAAAGTTCTGGAAGCCCAAGGTATTCTGGACTTCTAACAAACGTTTTAAGATCGACTGGCTTTTCATCGAACTCCTCTCCATCGAGCATGTCGATAAGATCAGTAAAATCAAACGACATCGGCTTCCTCTACTGGAACTGATTCAATTACTCCAGTGATTTGAGATAATCTTTTTGCTACTTCCATCTTACATTTAGGGCATATTGATGTAGTCTCTTTTAGAATTCTAACAAGAATATCTTGCTTGCGTTCTGTCTCTGCAATTTGTGCAGCAATTTCATTATTTTCTAATACGCCAATAGACTGCAGCATTGCAATTCTTTTTGTTTCTATGTCCGCAATAAGTTTCAATGCGCCAGACTTTATTCCCAATTGACCCGATTGGTCTGCGTCTTCTACTGTTTTCCACGCTTCTTTGATAAGCATAGCGTAGTGTTGATCAGCCCCTGAGATAGCCTCTCTAGCACGATCTCTGATGTTGCTATCATTATGAACAACGTCTTTCCAGTCATCGATTAGCTCAAGGACTTCTTTACGCTGTATTCCAGTAGTGGTGGCAATCTGGGTAGGCGTACTTCCCTTAAGAAGTTCTTCAACTACCCTATTCATTCTATCAAAATGTTCTGATAATTCTATTTCGCTCATTAATATATTATACTTTCAGTCGACTAAAATGTCAATTAGAATTAGCCTTTGAGATCTTATATAATACTAAATAGCCAATCAAATCATCAATATCATTGTCTCCAGCATATCCTTGATTGTTCTTAACTCTATTTAGCTTATCATCAATACGAACCTTTAACTGTTCTGTTGAATCCGCCGTTGAAAATATTCTTGCAGGCTCTAAAGCAGAGTTACCATACGATATATTCTTCTCAATTAGCATATGCGCTATCTCATGACATGTTGACCATATGCTATGCCCTGCAGGAGCACCTAATGCTTTTAGATATAAATCATTACAATTAAAGTTTTTTACATCAGGGAATACCGCTTTTAATTTCATTCCATCTCCTTATACAATTGTTTAAGTCCTCTTAGCGTTCCAATATCCATATACTGTCCGCCTGGTCTTACCGCCTTAATATTAGAACCTCTAGATATCCATTCCTTTAATTGTTTTCCTGGATGATCTAGTGCTGTATCTATGTATCTTATCATATTCTTTCGGAATAGCATAGTGCCCCACATATCTGGGTAATCACAATTATCTACTTTATCTTCTGAATCAATTACTTTATCGTGTGATACTAAAACTTGACCAACACGTCCCTTTAATGTTTCTCCGCATTCCCAAATTCCTAGAACAAGGTCGGCAGTATTATCTTTAAATAAAGGCTTGTATATATTTCCAGGTGCGTTTAATATATATGTATCTGGCATTCCAATTAATACAGTGTCGTTATACTCGCCCACCATAAACTTTACTGCATCTGACATTGTTGAGGGCTCACGAACAATTAGTTTAATATTCATATCCATATTTTGAATAATTGGAACCCACTCAGCTCTTGTAGAAACCCTAACTTCATCACACACTTCAAGCATTTGCTCTACGTG